CTCATTAAATTAAACGCGCTTCTTGACGCGCAAGATTATATGGCGGGACACTAATGAACATCCGCGAGCTATTAATAAGGATCGGCGTCACTGGCGGGGTCGATTCTGAGCGAGAGGTCAACCGTGTAGACGAGTCAATCAACAACCTGAAAGAGTCAGTAGGAAACCTCGGCGGCATCCTTGCAGGTGCCTTTGGTTTCTTCTCTTTGGGCGTTATTGCTCATGCTGCGGACGAGATGCAGACCCTTGAGTTCAGGATCTCGCAAATGACGCAGACGCAGGGAAGCGCGGCTCAGGCTTTTGACATGGTTGGTCAACATGCGAATGACAGCCGTGTAGCGATCGAATCCTATGTAGAGGCGTACGCCGGTATCGGCGCGGCGACTCACGATCTTGTTACTGACCAGCAAGACTTGCTGAATATAACAGACTCAGTGGCGCAGGGCCTTCAGCTGGCCGGGGCAAACACTCAGCAAACAACCAGTGTTATGCAGCAGCTTACGCAGGCTGTAGCGGTCGGCAAGCTCCAGTGGGAGGATATGCGCGTTATCCTGGAGAACTCCGACGCATTCGCTGTAAGGCTTGCTAAAAGCCTGGGCATGACGCTGCAGGAGATGATCAAGGCTACGCAAGGAACGGGCGGCGGGATCGGTGCTGAAAAAATAATCAATGCGCTGCGTGATATGAATGCCGATGTAACGAAGACATTCAAAACCATGCCAATGACGATAAGTCAGGCGCTGACTATTGTTACAAACCGTTTCGACCAAATGGTTCACCGGTTCAACCGGGCCAGCGGCGCAATCAGTACCGTAGCCGGGTGGATCGTAGAGGCAATGGGTTACGCCGAGGTGGCTGTAGACGGCCTGACCAGAGCGCTTGGCGGCGGTGCTAATGCGGTTAAAATATTCGCCATAATGTTAGGCTCTGCCGGATTGGTTGGTGGATTAAAGCTTCTGCAGCTTGCTATCGCCGCAGTATTTAGCCCGATCGGGCTTTTGATAGTGGCATTAACCGCGCTGTATCTTATTGGCGAAGATGTAAACGGATGGCTAAAGGGTCAGCCTTCACTTTTTGGCGATATGATTGGCCCGGTAGATAAATACCGGAAAGAAGTTGATGAACTCAGCCAGGGCCTTAGCGACCTTTGGGAAATAGCTAAATCTCTGCTTCACACAATGACACAGCTGGCTGATTTCTTCAATGAGTCCCAGGACTGGACGGCTAAAATCGGTAAGCAAACAGGCCTTGCCAATATCGGCCCGGCGATAAAGGACGCTCTTAGTTGGGAAGTCCAGGGGATAAAAGACTGGGCGAAGTGGGCTAACTATAAAACAAACGGAATGTTTGATTTGCCGCAAATGATGTCCGACGCCGTTGCTGGAGCAAGGCAGGGAAACGAGGAGCGATCCGGTAATTACCAAAGAAAGCTTGCTTTCCAGCAGGGGTACAATGACAGCGGGCTTAATTTCAACTCGCCATCTGTTAGCGGCGGACGTGTTACAAACCTTAATGTCACCATCGGAAATATTGATGCGAGCGGTTCATCAAGTTCTGAAGATGATGTTCGCCGCGCCGCAAAAACAGGCCTGACTGATGCGTTCAATGCACCTACCGGATATAATAGCCGTTTGGGTGATTCACTCAACTTTGCCGGCGGGGGTCAGTAATGTCTATCCGGAGCCTCGTTGGTTTTCTCTTTGAGGGAACCAACGACAGAACTTTTGGGATTATCAATGAGCAGCAAACCATAGCGTCTTTCGAGGTTGATGCCGTGCTTAGTGAAACGCATGTATTCAGCCGGCAGATAACTGAAAACCCTGTTGAGAATGGTCAGCCTATAAACGACCACATCATTATTAACCCTGTCACGCTTGAGATTCAGTGCATCGTTACGGATGCGCCGATAAAGGGAATTATTGAAGGCGTTCAGAATGCGTACGATAACTTCCTTAAGGGATCTCGATATACCAATGATTGTTTTGGCGCGCTTTATGCTCTGTATGAGCTAAAAGATTTCCTGACCGTTTACACTCAATATCGAACTTATGAAAAAATGGTCGTGGAAAATATCACGATCTCACGAGCACCAGAGGATGGTGAGGCGCTTATTTTCACCATAAGCCTGAAGCAGGTTAGAGTGGTGAGAAGCGCCACAACAACCCTGCCTAAAGGTATTGGTGTAAAGCCTGACGGTAAGAGCAATGCTAAAGGCGACGCAAAAAACCGTGCTACACCTAACAAGGACGTGGGTAAAAACACCGGCGCAGAAGTTGACGACGGGGCGAGCATCCTCAAAAAAGCCTCAGATGCCGCCGGCAGCTCAATCAGCGAGATCATGAAAAATGTTAAAGGTCAGTTGGCAACCATGGGGATCGGGCAATGATTTTCTTTGATCTTGAGCAAGGTCAGACTGACCAGACAATCCACGAAACGCTTGACGGAGTTCCGGTAACGCTCCGTTTCCTGTGGAATGAACGATTCCAGTACTGGTCAATGAGCATTTTCGACCGCCAGCAAGATCCCATTATCACCGGCGTAAAGCTGGTCAGGGATTACAAGCTTATTGGTAATTTAAATCTCGCCAAGCTGGCCGGGGATTTTATTTTTTACCGGACGAGCGGATATAAAGAAGAAGCTGATGTTAACTCCATAGGATTTGACTTCGAACTCGTTTATTTAACAAAGGAAGAAGCTGATGTTATTTGATCGCGTCGTAGAAATAACAGTCGGCCAGCCAGGAGGGGAAGGCAAGATAATAAAAGATCTGCGCTGTGAAGGTAGCATTCGTGCTACTTCCAGCAAGTCGCCAAATGAGGCGACTATTAAAGTTTATAACGCAAATCCGAATACAATCTCGCTGATGGAGACGGTAAACAATATCGTCATTATAAAGGCTGGTTATGTCCGTGAAACCGGTGCTGTGCAAATATTTTCTGGCACAGTCTGTCGATCTCTCACCTACCAGGACGACGCAGACGTTATCACAGAGATGGAACTGCGTGATAGCGTGATACCGCTTCGCGATGCAAAAGTGTCTATCAGCTACCCGCCAAACACTTCCGCTATGACGGTTTTGGATGGCGTCGCAAAAAACTTTGGTCTACCCATCAGGAAAAACCTGAAGGTATCTGATAAACAGTACCCGAGCGGCTTTGCATTTAACGGCCGGGTCAGGAATGCTATGGACCAGGTATGCAACTTTCTGGGGTTAGAGTGGAGCGCGCAAGGTAACGAGATCCAGATAATTAAAAAGGGCAATGTTTACTCTGACATGGCCGTGGATTTGAATAAGGATTCAGGGATGATCGGCTACCCGCGTCGCGAATCAAAGACGATGACAGAAAAGACGGCCGCCAAGCAGGGTCTGAAATACGGTCAGAAAGGCATCATCAGGACGACAATAGACGTGGCCGACCCAACATCTAAGATCAAGGAAAAGACGACTCTGGAGGTTCAGGGTTATCGCGTCAGTTCACTGATGAATGCCGCTATTTATCCCGGCGCTTATGTTAAGCTAACGTCTCGGGGTATCGATGGGCAGTTTTTCCGTGTTGAAGAGGCCGTTTATAAATTCGACACTCACGGAGCTGATTTTAACGTTGAGGCACTATTAAGGTTTATCTGATGGCTGATAATAATGATGATGTCACCGCGCTGGAGAATTTCATTAAGTCGACAATAGTCGACTTTGTTAATACCGCAATTTCTTGCGAAGTGGTTAGTTATGATCGAGGTCGCGTGACGGTTAAGCCCATTGGTGATAAGGGTTATGATGATGGCGATGCTAACTCATATCCAACCATCCACAACCTAAGGATGCAGTGGCCTCAATTCGATGGCGGAAGGGCCGGGATAAAAGGCCCTGTTAAGCCGGGCGATCGCGGCTTAATGATTGTCTGCCAGCACGCTAATGATGACAGCGGCGATAACCGGAAATACAGCCTGGTGGACAGCTACTTTATCCCAGGCGGAGGTTACAGCGACAGCGTAGCCGGCAATGACGATCTAAGAGTTTACTACGGTGACTCCTTCTTCTCGTTAACTGCAGGCGGAAAGGTAACGCTTAACGCGCCCGGCGGATTTGAAGTGAAAGCGCCTTCATCTACGTTCAGCGGAACAGCAACATTCACCGGTGATGCGGTGGCCGCCGGCATTAGCGTTTCGAAACATACTCACCGAGGCGACAGCGGCGGTACGACTGGCGGGCCGCAATAGGGGTCATCATGATTGATATAAAATGCAGCAATGGGAAGTGGGTTTTTAACAATGGCGACATCGTGCTGATTGACGGTGCCGAGCGCGTAAGGCAACAGCTTGAATTTCGACTCTCTCTCTGGCGAGGAGAGTGGTTTTTAGACCTTGGATTCGGCACGCCGTACAACGATAACATCCTGGGGAAAGCGTTGACCGTAGACGGTGCAGTCGCCGCGATCCGCAAAGAAATAATGGATGTAGACGGCGTGAATACAATCACTTCACTGGATTACACCTTTGACCGAAAAAAGCGTAAACTAAGCGTAAATTTCGAATGCGCCACAGATTACGGCTTAATTTCATATGAGGTTTAAATAATGGCCCAAAACGTCCTTACCGACACTGGTTTTAACAGGCCTTCGCTGGCCCAGCTTGTTCAGCGGATAGGCGACAGGCTTGAGGCGGCAGTAGGGCCGATAAACCGCGAGGCTGATTCTAATACCGGCCAGTTTATCGGCAGCGTAGCCGAGGAGATCAGTATTGCCTATGAAACCACAGAGGCCGTTTGGCTTTCTCGTTTCATTGAATCAGCATCAGGATTTGCGCTTGATGCAATTGGCGAATGGATGGGCGGTATTCAACGCCGCGCAAGGACTCAGACGCAGGTTAACGCAGTTGTCTACGGCACGGAAGGCATCCAGATCCCTGCAGGCGCGCTGGCGTCTTACGGTAACAACAACTTCACACTGGAAAACGCTGTAACGATCACGCGAGGCGCGCTGGTTGATGGCACTTTCAATATCGACAGCGCGGCACCCGCATCGTTTACTGTCCGTGCAAATGGCGTGGATCTGATTTACACAAAGGCTGCAGGCGACACGACATCTACGATTGCCAGCAATCTTGCGGCCCAGATTAATTCGCAAAGCGATTATTACACCGCTAGTGCAAATGGTTCGGCGGTGAATATTACGTCATCCAACAATGTCCAGGGGTATGCTGTATCACTTGGATCAGGAATGACATGGACTAAGATAGGATCTCCGGCAATTTTCCGTGCCGTAGAGTATGGGCCTGTTTCTGTTCCGATCGGCTCTCTTAACAATGCCGTATCCGCAGTATCTGGGTGGACAGGAGTTAACAATCTTGTAATCGCATCGGCTGGTAACGATAGAGAGAGCGACGCCGATTACCGGCAGCGTCTCCAGAACAGCCTTGGCAACACACAAGGCCGAGCTACTGTGGACTCCATCAAAGCGGCGCTTCTTAATGATGTTGATGGCGTCACCCTGGCTGAAGTTCTTGAAAATGACACAATGACAGCTACAGCATCAATCGATCCTAAAGGCATCCTGTGTATCGTGGATGGTGGCCTTGAGCAGGAAGTCGCGCAAAAGATTTGGGATTATAAGGCCGCCGGAATCGAAACGAGCGGTAGCATTCTTGTGACAGCCTACGACACTTCCGGCAAGCCGCACGGCGTAAGATTTTCCCGATCTGGTCAGGTGCTGGTTTACATTCGCGTTGTGGTCAACCGCCTTGATAGTGAAGAGGGGACGCCAGCTGATATAGTGGCGCGCATACAGCAAGGGGTAAGGAATTACTTCTCCACTCTTAGCCTTGGTGACGACGTTATTATTCAGCGGATCTATGGCTACGTGTACGCGAACACTACAGGGATAGCGAGCATGACCATAACCGGCAGCACGAACGGAACGACTTATAGCGCGAACGATATCACCGTGAGCGAAACGGCGTCCGCAAGGCTGAATAAAGTGGAGGTATCCGGTGTCTGATTGGGTTGATTTTAGTTACACAGGCCGCATAAAAACGCGGCCAACCGAATACCTGCAGCGCGACCCACAAAAGGAAATACCAGAGGCTTTTGCCGCCTTTATTTCCCCGCTGGACGAGCGCGAAGAGGTAGAAAAGAAGATTTACCTCACTCAAAGCGTCTATAACGCCTACGGCATAGAACTTGACAGGTTTGGTGGCTATGTCGGCCTCGAAAGGGGCGTGATGGACGACGACACCTACAGGCGAGAGATCCTGCGCCGACGTTTTACGCTTGGGGGAAGCGGCACAGAGCCGGATATATCCAAGCTGGCCCAGGCAATTTCCAATTACGGGTCTGTGTCTGTAGTAGAGCACTACCCGGCTGCTTACATGGTTCATATTAGCTCTGAAGTGGTTCCGTCAGATATCTGCCAGATACTGGACCAGGCCAGCGCCGCCGGAGTGAGAGCCTATTCAACGCATGATTATGGTTCCGGAGGATTTCGTCTGGCCGGGATAAATACCGCATCTGGCGAGGCCCTGAAGGTGGCCGAGGAAACTGCGCTGCAGGCCGGAACTGGCAGGGAAATTATGGGGCTTAACCGTGGTCAGTCATTCCTTTCTGGATCAAGGCTGGCGACAAGCCGCCTGGTAGAGCAGGGCGTGGGTGGATATCTGCAGGCGAATGACGATATAATATCTGACAGCAACGGCAACAGACTTTATGTCGGCCAATCTGATTACAGCACTGGCACCGGCGCAATAAGGCTTTGCGGCGCGATGCCAAAAGAGGATAAGTGATGGATTCATTCGCCAATACCAGCCGGGAATATTCGGACGGACAAAAAAATATTGAGCCTATCCCGGACGAGATCCAGGCATACGGGTTTAAGCCACCGGTAAAACTTCCTGACGGAAACATTGAGGAGGGTGACTATCTGGCCGCCAATCACCTTAATTTCTTGCTCAACGACCTTTACAAAAAGCTGTCTTCAGCACTTGTTGTCATAGAGTCAGGCGGAACCCCACAAAACGGTTATCGCCGATTCTCCAATGGCGATATTGAGGCGTGGGGCAGGGGTACTCCTAACGCCAATGGTGACGCTACCGTCACTTATCCGATCGCACTGCCAGAGGCGACGGGTGATGTTCAGGTTAACTCTATGAACAACAGCCAAACCGGCACCAATGACTTCAATATCCATGCCACGATGGTTATTGATACGACCTATACAAGGACAGGGTTCCGGACTAAATCTGCATATATCCCGAACGGCGGCGGCGCTCCGATAGCATCGCCAAACGGATTCTTATGGCGCGCATACTATCACGCGGGGCTTAAATAATGGCTGATGACGTAATTCTGCGCTACCTGACTGACCTTGCCGGCGCTTCAGTGGTTAATGATGATGATTTATTGCATGTGAACCAGGCTGGGGCTGACAAATCACTGAGCATACAAACGCTATTGCGCTCTGTATTATCCAGCGTTTACCCGGTTGGCAAAGTCATTCTTATGGCGAACTCGCAGAATCCAAATCTTCTGTTCCCAGGCACCACATGGAAGCGTGTTGCGGCACCTGGATCGACGATAAGGATCGCCAGTGGTGATGCTGATGTTATGGCGACCGGCGGCAATGACACGATGACATTGACTTCTGCTCAGCTGCCGGCGCATAACCATTACATGAGCTTTAACTCTCAGGGGTGGAATCCTGGTGAGGTGCTGACCACGCCAAATGGCCAGCATACGCATGGCGCGGGATGTTCAACTAATGGAGATCACCAACACCAGGGCGGGCTAAGCGCGCCTGGCGCTGCATGGGGAACACTCCGGACAGGGACGGATAACACCGGCTCCTATGCGCTCAACTGGACGTCTATAAATGGTAATCACTCTCATACAATAGATGTTTATGCAGACGGCCAGCACTCGCATGGTGTAACGATTCCTGCGCACAACCACCTGATCCAGGGGTACACTGAAAATTCCGGTAGCGGTGCTTCCTTCAGCATTACCAACCGGTTCATTAAACTTGCCGCATGGCAGCGGAGCGAATAGGCATGGCAATATCAATAAAAAGCCTATCGGCGTTAACCCCAGCAACGGGGGTTGCATCAAGCGATCTTATGCACTTGGCTCAGGGGCAAGGCGATAAATCTATGTCCTATAGCCTGCTTCTGAGGGCGATTATTGACAGGATATATCCGGTTGGTGTGGTGGAGTCATTTTCAGGCAGCCAGAATCCGAACAGCCTTTACCCCGGCCAGACATGGCGCAGGCTTTCTGAGGGTGCCGACCGCACCATTCGAATTGCTAACGAAACTGCATCTGATATCATGCAGACCGGCGGTGCTGACAAAATACAGCTTTCCAGTAATAATTTGCCGCCTCATAACCACTATGTGAATCAGTACTCCGGCCTGCACGGTCAGGATTATGTGATAACCACCAGTAATGGATATCATGCGCATGGCGCGGGCTGTTCACCGAATGGCGATCACCAGCACCAGGATGGATTCCTTGCCCCGGGCGCTCAGTGGGGGACTGGTTACAAGGGTAAGAACAATAGCGGCACTTACGCCTTGAACTGGACATCGATTAACGGTAATCACTCACATAATATTGGCATCTATGCTGCCGGCCAGCATCAGCACGTTTTCACTCCTGGATCGCACAGCCACCTGATCCAGGGGAATACGGGCAATGTAGGCGCATCATGGGAAATTGTCGTCAGAAATAATTATGTAAACCTGGCTTTTTGGATAAGGGAAAAATAGAAAATGGCTGACGAAAAAATCCGTCTGACAGAGCTGCCTAAGACTGAAACACTCCGCAATGGCGGGGTAATCATGGTGAACCAGTCTGGCGTTGACTATCAGGCACCGATCGAGACGGTTGTGCGCTCTGCAAATAACCTGAGCGAAATAGATCCTGCCGCAGGCCGGTCTAACCTGAATGTGTATTCGGTAGCCGAGACTGACCAACAGGTTAAGCTCGCGGCCAAGGCTTATGTGGCTACCAGCGTTGCCGATGGCCTGGCTAAAACCGCCAATGGCGATCTCTTTGTGGTTCCGCAGGGGCAGGGTGCTAACAAGTCATTCATCTACTACCGCAACAACGGCACCACGGCAACCGTAGCGGCAGAAGAGCCGGGCGCGGCACTGGTTAACAGCGTGTCGCAAAAAGTGACCAGCATCGAAAACCGCACCGACGGGCTGCACAGTTCATCATCAAGCCGCAACGCTTTCGAGATCATCGATTCTCAGGGGAAGGCGCTTTTATACATTGACAGCACCGGCAAGGTTTTCCTTCCCGGCGGCCTGTCCACAACCGATCTGGCGCTTAGTGGCCTGGCCCTTGACAGCCTGAAAGTGACAACCGCTAACATGCGGGAGGCTTACTGGAATAAAGAAAGGATCATGCTTACCAGCGCTCCTGAATGGGCGTACGCGGAAACCGATACCAATGGTCTTGTTCTTTTCGGAACCAGGAAAGACACGGGCGAGAAGCATTACCTTGGTTATCCTCTTAAAAATAAAGTCGGCCCAATGGGTAACGATTTCTTTTTCATCGGCGACTCCATCACCGCATTCAGCTACGCGACATCAGCGGCGGCAGACAACAACAACCGAAACGAATCTCCAACTCATTGCGCGCAGTCCTGGCCAATGTGGGCCACAATGCAGAGCAAAGGCCGCCTCATGTTTAAGGGCCTGTCGGCAACCGGCGGTTTCCTTACGAGCCAGATCCTTGCAACTCACGTCCCGCGCGCTATCGCCGCCAAACCTACCTTCTGCGTAGTCCTGGCTGGGCGAAACGATGTGGTTTATAACTACAGCATCGACTTTTCAATCAGCAACCTGACCGCTATTTACGATCGCCTGCGCAAGGCGGGGATCATCCCTGTTCTTTGCAGCATGTGCGCGCAAACTGGTAACACCACCACGCAGCAAACACTGCGCTACCAGATCAATGAGTTTATCCGGGCATACGCCGATAAGTACCAGCTGCCGTTTGTTGACATGCACGAAGCGACGACAGACCCGGCCACGGGCGGATGGTACGACACGCCGATGATGCATATCGACTGGTCACACCCTACCGGCGCAGGCGCAAAAGTTATGGGCGCTCGCCTGGTTGAGGCGATGACGCCATGGATCAGGAATAGCCGTGTTCGTATGGCTGTTAACACCACTGTTCCGGCGACCAGCGACAACATGCTGGATAACCCGCTGTTCTATACCAGCGCAGATGGGAAAACGCCTGATGCGTGGACGATTCAAAATCAGGGCGTATCAGAGCTTCTGACGGATGCTACGATCAAAGGCAAGGCGTGGCATGTAGCGAAAGACTCAAGCGGATCAGCTGCGCTGGCAAACCGCACTGTAACGGTCGTTCCGGGGCAGAAGTATGGTTTTGGCTTCATGGTCAAAATGAACGGCACCGAAAGCAACCTTTGCTATGTAGTGGCTAACAGCACGACTTATCTTGCAGGCATCCGCCGCTGGAATACTGTGACGGATGGGTTCGGATACTTTTATCAGGAATTTACAGCGCCTGCCGGCGTCACTTCGGTTACAATCGTCGTAAGCGCTACCGATATGTCGCTGGCCCAGATGGGGCTTTTTAAAATTACAGAGGTAAGTTGATAATGAGATTGATCCTTGATGTAAACATCAACAACCCAAACCTTCCATTAATCGATCCGGTTATGCAGCTGATTAATGATAGCGCGCTGGGCATCTATGGAATGCTGGATAAGTCTGATGTTACCGGGCGCGCGGGGCCGTTAGTGACTAACGCCACCTTTGATAGCCAGGGCGCTATCGTCGACAACACTGGTAACACGCTGATCCAGACTCCGGTTAAGCAAACGGCAGCCATGACGATTATTTATGTCTGGCAGCTTTCTCGCCCGGCGACCGACATCGCCAGCGTGGCGATCGGCAACCTTGCGCCAGGCGCTGCGCCTTTCACCGGCTTCCGCATGACTACCGGTGCTAACGGCTCTGAATTTGTCCAGACAGGTACGGGGTTGACCTCTCCATCGGTAAACCAGCTGCAGACCACGCACACAAATACCACTTCCTGGGTGGCCCAGGCCGTTGCATGGGATGCGAGCCGGGTTGACAAATATTTGTACAACTCAAGCACGGTTGTGGGCGGAGCATGGCAGTCAACTCCAGCTAACGCCGGAGACATCTTCTACCTTAACGGTATGCCAGCTTCATCACCGGCGACGGTCAAAGCCGGTTATACTGGCAAGATGGGGATCGTTGGATTCTATAACCGCAAGATGACTGCCGAAGAGATTACGGCGCTGCTTAACACTGCCGTTAAAATAATTAACGGTCGTGGCGTGAGTGTTTAACAGGCAATAAAAAACCCGGCAATGCCGGGTTTTCTTTTACAACTCTACCATTTCATCCCAGCTTGCACCGAGAGCGGTCATTAGTTTAACCAGCTGATCAAGGCGCGGGATTGTAGTTCCAACTTCAAATCGGCTAATCACTCTCTGATTAATGCCGGTCATCGCAGCTAAATCCTGCTGGGTGAATCCTTTCTTTTTTCTTACATTTGCAAGCATGATAACCATCGGTTACTTCCTTAATTAAAACGGGATATCGTCGTCAAAATCCATGGGCGGCTCATTGCTGTTTTTTGGTTCCTGCTGCTGGCCGCTGAACTGCTGGCGCTGCTGCTGTGGGCGCTGTTGTTGCTGCTGCTGCTGCTGCGGGCGTTGTTGCTGGCCGCCACCGCTTTGCCCTGTTTCCTGACGGCTGCCGATCATCTGCATAGTTCCGCCGACGTTTACAACGATCTCTGTCGAGTAGCGTTCAACGCCGTTCTGATCCGTCCATTTGCGCGTTTGGAGCTTGCCCTGGATATAAACCTGCGAGCCTTTGCGCAAATATTCCACAGCAACTTCCGCGAGCTTACCAAATAAAACTACGCGATGCCATTCAGTCGATTCTTTCTTCTCGCCGGTGTTTTTATCATTCCAGGTTTCGGAAGTGGCGACAGTGATGTTCGCGATTGCCGCGCCGCTGTTGGTATAACGAACTTCCGGATCTTGACCCAGGTTTCCGAGGATGGTTACTTGATTAACGCCGCGTGATGCCATTATTTTACGTCCAATTCAGTGAGGGGCGACGCGCGCCCCGGATAATTAAAAGTCGCCAAAATCGCCAGGGACATCAGTTTCCTCAGGCTTAGATGGGTGCGGCTGAGTCGCTGGCTCTGGCTGGAATTCTTTTTTCGCTGCTGGCGCTGGCGTGAATCCATCGCCCTGTTGAACAAGATCGGCTTTCTTCTCGTTGTAAGCAGCCGTGATAACACGCATTGCAGCGGAGTCTTTGCCGAAATATTTTTCCTGTTTCGCGAAGTCATAAATTTCTTTCGCTTTATCCATGGATTCGGCCTGCTTAATGGATTTTACCACGTCCGTAGATGTCTTGCGAGTAGCGTTGCCGTCGTCGTCCGCCTGCGCGATGCCGAACAGGGAAGCGATGGCGTATCGACGCGCATACGTGATGGCCGATCCTACGCCGTGAGCATCGGCCTTTGTGATTGGGAAAGGTGATACCACGTAAACGCTCTGCCCGGATACGTGCATAATCTCTGTTTTCAGGTAAATAAAGTTTTTTTCTGTGCCTTCCTGCCATCCCTGAATAATCATTAACTCGTTCGCCTCAAGTGCCGGTCGAATAGCGTCTAAAAATGATTCAAGGTTAGCGTAAGTATTTTTAAGGTGCTTGTTTTCGGTATTGCGAACAGCCGCAGACGACATTTGCTCGCGAGCCTTAAATAAAGCTGGGATTAGTGTATCTTTCTTTTCTGAATAAATCATTTGTGTCTCGCTTTTACGAATTCAGGGGTAAATAATTCTTCTTCATCACTGGTTAAACCATAGTTCGGCCACTGATTAAGCTCTTTACAGCGCTTGAAAATAGCAAGGGCAGCCTGGTATTGATTGCGTCCCAAATTAAGTTGCCACGGAGTCATTCGGTACATTTTTGCAAGGAAAGGCTCTTCTTTCTCCTGCGCAAGTAATTTAACTGCGGTTGGCTCATAACCGTAAACAGCTGCAAAAACATCATGCTGGAAAGCCATTTTAAGGTAATACCCAAGGTTATATGCCAGCCTACCAAATCCCTCAGGAGAGGCGTCACGCGTTGACTTGTAGTCAATGATGCAGCTGTCAGCCGTTACGCGGTCAAGCCGCACCTTTACGCGAACGCCCTGAAGTTCGGTGAAAATTGAAAGCTCAGGGACGCCTGATAATACAACCTCGCGCATCTGGCCGTTATTCATAATAACGTGTCGCATTTGCTGAACGCGGTCATAATCCTTGCCAGGGACGATGATTCGGCCTTTTGCAGCTTCTTCCGTCTCTTTAATAATGCGGTGCCATATTGGCGGCGCTTTCCCGGTAGCATCGGCCATCTTGATTAATTCATCAACTGTCTTTGATGAATAACCACCAATACCCTCGCGCTTCAGGAATGATTTAATGCCAGCCTCACTGGTAATAAGATCCTTAAACTCTGACGTTTCTGGATGGCGAAAATATTCAGCATCGAATCGCTCTTGCTCAAGGATATTCGTATGAGCAGTTGTACCGAAGATAAAATGCGCTGCATCATTTGCCGGAGTGAATTTGGCCTTAGCCGGGCATTGAAAGAAAAGCGATGAAAGGAACGACCCGGAAACGTGGTCCGGTTCAGCATGATATTGATCGTTAGTCATTTCGTGCGCTTGCTTAATAACTGCGTACATAAAAAAGCCTCGTTATCGTGAATCAACGAGGCTGAGTATATTACCTATCTAAGTAGTAAAGCAAGCATTTCATGTAGGCATCAGCGCCAAAAGTTACGGCGGTGAAGTAACCCTCGCTCCGGCCCCACTTCAGGAATTTAACCTGTTCCGGCGACACCCTGGAATCGCTCTTATTGGTTCGTTTCATCTCAATCAGCGCGCCGTGGTAGCCGCGAGAAGGCTTAAGCAGGATTAGATCGCTTACACCACCTAACAAGCCCATCTGTATCAGTTTGTCGCGATACTGCGGCGGGATAGCCCCCTCGTTAGGAACATGGAAAAGAATCACATCCGGGAACCGGAACCGCGTATCACTGACAGCATCGATAACCTCCAGATGCTCCGACCGGCTTGATCCTTGCGGCCCCGTAGGGCCGTCGTAAAATTCATAATAAGCGTCATTGACCAGTTTCATTGAAAACCTTTCTGTGCAGGATATCTTTGTTGCCCTTGCCCTTGCGGTGGGTCGTCTGCTCTGGGCTGCGGAAGTGAGAAACGAACTCCATAATCTTCAGGGCGTTCTTGAGTCCGCCAATGCTGTTGGCTAACTCCGGGTTGGCGACGTGCAGCCGGGCCGCCTCACGCCATAAGCGCTTGCATACGGCGTTATCCGATGCCGGGAAATAGAACTCGCTGGCCCGGAAAGACCTTCCGTCGTTCGGATCCTGTAGCGTGTACTGGAAAACAATCCCAGTCTGGTTGCGCGATGGCGTGATGGAAAAGTGTACCACGTTGTAGTAGTCATTTTCGGTGTAATGCTTCCGGCTCAGGCTGTCGTTAGGATCGATTAGCGTACCGCCGCAGCACCGGCAGTTGCGGGCGGTAACGTCGTTCTGCGTCTCGCATCCGCGCTTGACCAGGCGGCCAGTATTGTCCAGAACGTCCTCGCATACGCGGAATTTCCAAAAGTATTCGCAGCGCTCTGTTTTGTACTGGTATCGGCGGCGAATCGCGGGGCGAAGCAGGTATCCAGGGAAGTCTTTCACATCTCGCAGCATTACCGGCGCTAAGGCGTGTTCATTAATGCACCGGCGCGCGTGCTCACCATTACGGCCTTTTTTCCCTATAGACTTGCAGTACGGGCAATATTTAAATTCTTGCCTGCTGTTGGCGATCTCATAGTGGTATTGCTCCAGCACCGGGTTGAAGTAAAGCTCGCCAAGTTCCTCCATTGTTTCGGAGTAGTCCAGAACGAGGGAGTCTTTTTTGACGATGCCAGCGGCGATCTGCTCTTTCTTCAGGTTGCGCATCGGTCGGCCAAGCAACTGAACGAGCAGCGTTAGCGAGCCAATTTTGCGCAGGATAACGCAGGTATCCCAGATGGGTATATTCACGCCGGTTGTCAGGCACCCGATCTGGAAGGTGAACTTTATCTTACCGTCATAAATATCCTTCAGGTACTGGCGACGCAACTTGGCTGGCGTGCTGTCGGTGATGATGCAATAGGTCGTACCTTCCGGCAGGGCCGCTGCCGCCTCCTCGCAGTGCTTCTTGCCGGCGCAAGTGACCAGTACGCTATTTCGGTTTAGCGTACGCTGGTACACGTCCAGCATGATCTCCGCCGTAGTCGTGGCCTGGTCGTGGATGGCCGCCTGCATCTGGCGCATCTTCTCTGCGGAAAAGTCCACCTCACCCTCAGCGCCGTCGCTCTTGAACTTCTTCAGGTCATAGTGAAGATCGCCCGTGTCGCCGAAGTGGGTCGGGACGACAGCGCCGAACTTAACCAGGTAATCGGTGCTGATATCGCAGATGGATTTGCGCCAGAATCCCGGCGTCGAAAGATCCTCATTGATGATTGGCTGAACGCCCCGGAAGTCGGTGCCGGTAAGCCCGCAGATGCGCAGGCGGCGATTATGCACGCGCAGGCAACGCTCCTGTAAAGTGCGAATGAGGATGGTGTACTGGCTACGCCCGGCCTCTATCATATCCTCGTAGGTTTCCCCTTCGTACTCCTCCACGGTATGGACAGGTTCGCCATCTTCATCAAAATGAGTCGACTCCTTTCTCACCTTGCGTAGCTGGCTGGTGATTAGATCGTCTACGTCGACGTGCTGGCATTCATCAATCAGGAGAACCAGCGGCGCGAAGTGTTCAAGTTCTTTAAACAGTGCATTGCAAGCGGTTTTTTCGCTGGCGGTGATAATTTTATTGGCGGTCGATTTCATGCCAAGCCCGGCGCAAAAGATGGAATTTTTTACCTTGAAATTCCACATCTCAGCGGCATCTTGCTCAACGATCTCGCCCTGGCGCGCCAGCACCATCGCTGGCATGTTCAGGCGCTGGATAGTGGTCGCCACCAGGCTAATAATGGTTGTTTTGCCTGCAGAAACGGCAGCCTTAATGATAAAGGGATGCGTATACGACCGGATCTCTGCCGCCGCCAGCCGGTAAACGGCCAATTGGTAGCTGTATGGCTCATAAGGTGCATCCGGGAAAAGCTTGATGGTTTCATCAAGATTCGTTTCGGCTATTTGTTGTTCGATGGCTAACATTGAATGCCTTTTTTACGTTGCTAAGTGGTAAGGTTTTATGCAAGACTAAACATCTATCCTTATAGAGTCAATAGAAAATGGCAATAGTCAAGTGGGTTAACAACACAAGGCCACCTGAGCGAGAGGCGGGCCTGGCGGCCAGGATGCGCATGGTTATAAAGGCTTATGGTGGAGCGTACCGGTTTGCGCAGCGCTTCGATATCCCTTACTCCACAGTGAAGGGCTGGCGGCGCATCCCTCATACAGTGGTTCCCCAAATTCACCGCGATTACCCTCGCATATTTACCGCGGCATTCTGCCGGCCTGACCTGAACTGGAATAAATTTGGGGATTTGGTGTCAGGCAGTCGAATGAGAAGGAAACTTTATTCATGAGTAGTTACGACTGGAGCGAGATCGGCCCAAAGATGGTCGGTAACTGGCAAAACGCCATCCTTGCGCTTACTGGCCTTGACCTGCGCAGCGTCAACCCGAAAAAGCATGGCCCTTGCCCAATGTGTGGCGGTACAGACCGCTTCCGGTTTGATGACCGCAAGCCGAAGGCCCAGCGCGCTGATGGCAGCGGCGGTTACTTCTGCAACGGCTGCGGCGGCGGCGATGGCATGAAACTCTACATGGGTATTTCTCACCTGTCTTTTAGCGAGGCAGTGAACGAGTTGGGTAAGTTTATCGGAGGGCAGCCGGTCGAGCAGCGCCGCGCGGCAGTCCAGGCGATCGACGCCGCGCCGATGGTCAGCTACGGAAAGGAAGTCAGCGAAGAGGTGGCAGCAAACAAACTGGCCGAGGCTTCTCGTTACCCTCTCTGCCCGATCACCAGATGCGAGGGGATTGGGCCGCCGGTAGTGCTGGTGCTATGGCGTAAAAACGCAGATTCAGCGCCGGAACATGAGCGATACGCCTGGGCCAACCCGGTTCACCATATCAACCGGGACGGATCGCGCGGGCGACTGTGCAACGTCAGCATGATGAAATTCGACGATACCATCGGCTTCCTGGCTGGGGGAATCAGTTTCAACGCAGCAACGGTAATCGACGGGAATCACCGCCTGGTGATATGTGAGCGATTGGTAGACGGCTGGCACGTTCATCACCAGACCGGCGCGACGGTTTACGTATGCTACAGTCCGCAGAATGTCGACCACGTTGCGTATTTGCTTGGCGACAAGGTGACGGCCATCGTCGCTCGCGGAGAAGATATAGATACCATGATTTACGCAGAAGAAAGGGACGCGCCTGTATGGGCGATGGTTGGGAAGTCAGTGGTTGCGCGCTGCAGCGCAAAGGCGATCCTTGATAAGAAAATACCCGCCGTTAGCCGGGCAGAGGTTCAAAATGGCGAACGTTAAAAAGTACACAGCAAAAGGAAATCGCACCGAAATCAATCGGTACAGGCTTAAGACTATACCCCAGCCAGAGAACAGGCAAGGTTTTACGTTGAGCCAATGGTATTACATGCACCTGAGGCAGCTGCCGCTATGGGAAACGATGCTTATCAACCACACGCAGACACATGCCCAGGCGGTAGCGTCGGTGAACTATGCAGGCGGCAACCTTTTGCGCCGGTTCAAGACCGTTGAGCATAAGCCTGGCGTTATCGCTGTGTGGCGCTACGAATAGCACGAATCGTCAAAACAGCGCGATCGAGCGCTGTTAATATTCCTCTCAACAACAACCCGCAACACAGGAAATAATATGGAACAGCTACAGATTACCGTTGAGACAGTCCGCCCTACCGCAATCCTGCCGGAGTACGGAACGCCTGGCGCTGCATGTTTCGATCTCTTTGCCGCCAAAGTCATTGAGTACACGCCTAACACCATCTTGATTGCTACCGGCCTTAAGTTTGACATCCCGGAAGGTTGGGGTATGCGTATCTACTCGCGCAGCGGTCACGGCTTTAAAAACTTTGTCCGCCTGGTAAACTGTACCGGCATCATTGATAGCGACTACACCGGCGAAGTGATGGTTAAGCTTGTATGCGACAAGCAAGTAAGGCTTGGGGAAGAGACTGCTATCGGCGAGCTGATGCGTAAGATTGACAGCGGCGATAAAGTGGCGGTTGCGCAAGCGGAGATCTTCCCGGTCGAGTACGTCACTTTTGCGCCCGGCATCGTGGATAAACTGACTGATCGCGGCGCTGGCGGTTTTGGCTCCACCGATAAAAAGGCCGGCGCATGAAAGACGAATTCGACAAATCCACTTTCGATCTCGCCGAAATACTTGGCGAGGCGGCAGACAGTGGCGCGCTGAAAGTTTCACGACGCTATGCGCTGGGCGGCCACTATCAGCCCGTCCGTCAGCCGACGTGCTTCGGCGTCACCGGAGCGCGCTGGGCGGGCAGCACCACACCTGACGTAGCCCGCGACTCCTGGCAAACGCCGCGCTGGCTGTTCAATCACCTGAACATGATGGCCGGCGGATTCGAGGTTGACGCGGCAGCCGATGATGAAAACGCCCTTTGCCCGGTTTACTTCACAGAGCAAAACAGCGGGCTTACGCAGGCATGGCCTGAGAAGGCTAAAGTATGGCTGAATCCACCGTACAGCGATCCTTTGCCATGGGTTTATAAA